CATCTGGAAACATCACGTCTATAAACGACGATCTTACACCATCCGTCACGACCGGTCTGACCGTGGTGAGCAATTTCATCCAAGGGGAAAGCTATTACGTAGAATTCACCCCAGGATCATCTGGCACGACGGTCTCCAACTGCACGAGTCTGTGGCATGCAGAACCCAATCTACCACCGGTATCGGGGTCTTACATACAAATTAACGGTGTAACCGTTTTCCCTGGGCAACTATTCTCCGTGGACGTGGTTTCTGGTGCTTTTGGAAATAATATCGTTTCCCCAGGTATCGTGAACATCAGGGGCGCCAGATATCTAAAGATCAGGTGTCTGGAGTTGGAGACTCTGATTTATCGCGATCGCGTCGGGGAGCCTACTACAGCGGGCGTGGGTATTGTGAACATCATCGGCTACGGATTTGCCGAGGCGCGTTACAGTTTCTCCTCAATTCCCATACAAGCGTTTCACCCGATCGGGAAATTACAAAAATTGACTTTCAGAATCGAGCGACCAGATGGGTCGTTATATCAAACGAATGGTGTGGATAATACTTTCCTGTGCGCACTTACGTTCAGATCAGTTCCGAACAATTCGGTTAATAAAACGTTCGATGGACCGGGAGCTTACCCCGCAGCACCTGGATATACCGGAGACTACATACAAGTCCAACAAAACCGCTGGCGACAGGAAGCGAACGCGAAGTATCCTACTACGAAGGCGACGTACACTGGTTTGCGTCCACGGCCTTAATATTTGACGTAAGACCATTTGAAACCATATGCTGTTTTACATCCTGGGGCATCTCTAGCACACCTGCCAATACACGACCCATCCCTGTCTAGTTTCCGACCCGCTTCTGCAACCGAATCAAGTGAACCAACGAAATTATCATCAAGATCATATTGGTACACTCTTTTAGAATTCTTTCCTTTCATTGATTCTCTCATTTTTTGTTTGGTTTCCTCACTCGCCGTTTTACCAAGGTGTGATTCTCTCATTTTTTGTTTGGATTCTTCGCTCTTTGGTATTCCGATCTGTGCTTCACTTATTTTTTTCTTAGTTTCCTCACTCGGAATTTTCCCAAGGCGCGATTTGCTCATTTTTTGTATTGCTTCTTCGCAATGCCTTTTTCTCCACATGTGATGTTTCTCACCTATTTTTGCTTTACTAATATTTTGTTTATGTTTATTGCTTTTTGTTATATTAAGTAGTTTTCCGCTGATCTTTTGTTTGGTTTCCTCACTCAGTTTTCCACGATTACCGCCACCTTCCTTGAGATTATATCCATCTGGAGTCAGCGTTATCATCAAGGTCACCATCCATTTTTCGTGTTTATTCAAGTCCTCGTCTGGACATTCGTACCACTCTTTCTCAAAGTTTTCCCATCCATATTTTTGAATGGCGCCATAAATCCCCCGGCAACTAGTGCTCTGTCCTGTTTCGTGTTCTTCGAGTCGCTTTTCTATGGGTCGAGTCGTCTGACCGATATAAATCTTCCCCGATGGAGATGTGAGGATATAAATATACCCCATTTTATAGGAATTTTTAAATAATTACTTTATTTATACTTTATTTTATCGATATGAGGACATCCTTTGTATCGACAAAACGTATTTTAATCCAATTAATACGTACTTGTTCTAGACCACCCACCGTCGCAACCACATGACTTTTCAGCGGTGGTAGTATTGAAAACCATTAGGGTGAAAAATTCTATCACAAAGTTGTTGGTGTTAGTGTCTGCATGCTCGACGTTGATTTTTTCTGGAATGAGATTGCTAATTTCAACAATATCGTCGTTGTTTTTGGGATTATTCAAATCGAAAAAGCCGGGACTCAGGTTTAATATGTCATTACCGTTCATGTCATTATCATCTGACATTTAATATTCAATAATATTTTATTTTGCCAATATTTCATTTATATCTCTCAAGCCCATCGAACTTGTTGTCCACGAATTTGTTTATTTCCTGAACGAAGTGAACCTGGCTTGTAAAATAAAGATTTCCAAACGCGAAAGATGCGACGCCACCGCCAAGATCATCTGGAGTGATAAAAGGCATGTATGTCGCCGCGAGTATCAGAACACCTATGATCACCGCGAATTGAATCACCAACGACAATGCGCTAACCGTGGGGCAATCCCTGGGGAATCTTTTATGGACTGCGATATTTATATATCTGTTTATCGTGCCCGTCGCAATTCCCAGAGCAAGGCCTGCTATCGCAAATGCTACTATTGTCCAGTGGGGTAGACGTCTCATTTTTACATAATGTAAATATATTTATTTGAGTGGAAGATTTACGCCGAGCACACAAGACACTCATCAACAGTTACTGCGATAGCGTTAGCGGAAGGTTGAGACCTCAGGTAGTACATAATTGTCTTAAGGCCCTTTTTCCATCCATAAAAAAGCATGCTAGAAACACTCTTTAGAGATGGCGATGCCAGGAAGAGGTTCATGGACTGCGTTTGGTCTACGAATGGAGCGCGGTCTGCTGCCAGGTCGATGACGGTCTTCATGGAGATCTCCCATGCAGTTTTGTATACCGCTTTGAGTTCCGGAGGAATACCGATCACCCGTTGGACGGACCCGTTATTGGCGATGATCTTGTTCTTCATGGCCTCGGACCAAGTGCCGCGCTCGATAAGATCACGCACGAGATACGAATTCACTACTGGGAACTCACCTGCGAGCGTCCTCCTGGAGTAAATGTTAGACGTGATGGGCTCAAAGGCCTCGACACTTCCGCAAATCTGCGCGGTGCTCGCGGTTGGCATCAGCGCGGTCGTCAGCGAGTTGCGAACTCCGTTTTTGACGCGCTTCTCCAGCCCTGCCCAATCAAGATTGCTCTTGGGAGTGACCCCCCACAGGTGATACTGCATCTTCCCCTGGCTTGCAGGAGATCCCTCAAATGTGGGATGGGGGCCGTGAATTTCAGAGAGTTCAGCCGACGACTCCACGGCCGCGAAATAAATGTGCTCGAAGATTTCCCTATTGAGGTCACGTGCCTCCGGAGAGTCAAACGGCAGTTTTAGCTTGAAGAAAACGTCCTGGAGCCCCTGGACTCCAACGCCCACTGGACGACGAAGCATGTTGCTGTTCCTGGCCTCCTTGGTCGCATAGGACATGATGTCGATGGACTTGTCCAGGTTCTTCGTGAGGATCTTTACGTGCCGGCGCATGTCCTCGAAATCGAACTTACCGTTCTTCACGTAGTTTTTAAGAACGATGCTCCCGATGACACATACCGCGGTCTCATCCTTCGATGAATACTCCACGATCTCATTGCACAAGTTGCTTCCTTTAATAACCCCTGCGTTCATCTGCATATTAGCCCGGTTTACCGCGTCCTTGTTAGAGACGTATGGAAGACCCGTCTCAATCTGCGTGATGATCATAGTGTTCCAGACATCCCTGGCCTTCACTGTTTGCTTGGCCATACCACGAGTCTCATAGTCAACGTACATCTTTTCGTATTCGTCTCCATAAACATCGGAGAGACCGGGGCATTCACTCGGGTCCAGGAGAGACCAATCGGCATCGGCTTCCACCCGCTTCATGAATGTGTCGTTCAGCCACACTGCGTAAAACAGGTTCCTGGCGCGAATGGACTCCTCCCCTTGGTTCCTACGAAGCATCAGGAAATCCATGATGTCCGGGTGATGGGGCTCGAGGTAAATAGCGAAGGAACCCTTGCGACGACCTCCTTGATTCGCATACGCAGATGTGGCATCGAACACCCTGAGCATTGGAACAATCCCGTCGGACTCGCCATTGGTGCCATTGATCCTGCTTCCCCTCCCGCGAATGTCAGAAATGTTGAGACCGATACCTCCTCCGTGTTTGGACATCTGGGAACAATCACCGAGGACCTTGAAGATGTCACCAAGAGAGTCCGGGACGTGTGCCAGGAAACACGAAGCAAGGTTGGCGTGCTTCAGCCCCGCGTTGAAAATCGTGGGGGAGGCGTGAGTGAACTTCCGGAGGGATAGTGCATCGTAGGTAGCTTTCACCTTGGCAATGTCACTCCTCCACAGGGCGATTGCGATGCGGAGATATGTGTGCTGAGGCCGCTCTACGATTTTGCCACCAACCTTTGTCAGATACATCCGCTCCATCGTCTTGAAACCAAAATAATCAAAATCGAAATCACGGGAGTAATCCACGATCTTCTGATACTCGGTGCCAAACTCCTGGACGTCCTGCTTGAAGTCGTCGTTCAGCAGATGGCTCATGAGCCCGTATGTTTCAATAACCGATTCGCTCGTCTGCTTTTGCAAGTTGGAGACACCGATGCGCGCAGCCAGAATGCCATAATCAGGATTCACAGTTGTCAAGCTAGCTGCTTTGTCGGCGGTAAGATCATCGAGCTTAGTGGTAGAAATACCATCGACGATTGAAGCGCAAATGCTTCCGACAATTCTGCTGACATCAACTGCAAGACCAGTCTGTGCCCTAGAACCTTTCAGGGTGGGCTTGGCATTCTCGGGCCAGCAGAGACGATGGATCCTCTGCATGATCTTGTCAAAGCTGACAGCCTCCAGAGAGCCATTGCGCTTGACAACATGCATCTTCATTGTGGTTCCTTGCATAATCAGTATTTAATAATTCAGGCGAATGAACGACTTCTATACCGTATAGGGTCGATATACAATATCCTGGGTATTTCCGTGACTTTCTTCTATAAATTGTACAATTTTTATCGGTATAATTTATATAAAAAAATATTTATATAAAACAATAGATTATGACAGGAGGGTTAATACAACTCGTTGCATATGGGGCCCAAGACGTCTATCTTACTGGAGACCCCCAAAAAACTTTTTGGAAAGAGAAATTTTCGAGGTACACTAACTTCGCTTTAGAAAGTATTGAACAAGATATCTTAGGAGGAATCGGTTCGACTCAGGATATATCATTCATTCTGAAGAGAAGCGGAGATCTCGTTTCCTCGATATTCTTAGAAATAACATTACAGAGAGGACCATCTGGTCCAGGCGACCCGGCTCCTTTTTATTCGGCCGAACAATTAATTAATCGCCTAGAGATGTACATTGGCGGTCAGAAAGTATTAGAATTCGGACACGAGTGGTTCAGGATGTACTGGGAACTGTATTTAGACTATACGCAATTAATGGCATACTCGAATATGGTCAACTGGGGAACTGAAGAAGAAGGGTATCAGAGAACATTTAATCTTCCATTGCCTCTATGGTTCAACGCTCTCGACATTGGGAAAGCAATACCACTTATCGCACTCCAATACCATGAAGTAGAAATCAGAATAAATTTATGTAACTTTAATAATATAGTGGGCGTAAATCCTGCGTTCACACCGCAAATCCGTTGTTTTGCAAACTACACGTTCTTAGACGCGCCCGAGAGAATTTGGTTTGCACAGAATCCTCACGAATACATCATCCAACAAATACAAACGAACCCATTCAATATCACGATCGACACCACGAATCGGGAATATAGTCTACCCCTAGACTTTAACCATCCTTGTTCGAGTTTGATTTGGTGCTTCACTCCTGGTAGCGAATACCACGGACAATATACGAGTGTCCCAGGGGAGCAGGATTCTGAAGTATTGTCAGTATTAGATTCTGCGACGCTTTTATTGAACGGTACAGAGAGATTTTCAAGGAGAAGAGGGTCGTATTTCGGTAACGAAAATCCATGGACGTCCTTTGGAGGAACATATACTTCTTCCGGAGTCTATGCGTATGGGTTCGGAACCAGATCTGACCAACCAATACCATCTGGAACGTTAAACTTCAGTCGTATAGATAATGCGACGCTGCGCATACGAACAAAGGCGGCGGTTGTTGAGGATACTTCAGTTCCAGGGAATGTGACAGAAAGTATGACGACGGTAGGTTCCAACATTTTAACCACGGTGTTAGTATTTGCTCCAAATTTCAACGTGTTCCGCATAATGAGCGGCATGGGAGGTCTCGCATACGCTAATTAGAAATTGTCACCAAATATATTTAATTTTTAGAATTCTAATAACACTCTTACAATTCTAAAAAAATATATGATTATATATTATGTCTGACGCAGCTTTCAAGAAAGATTTATTGAAATTCGGAGGAATAAATGCAACCACGGGGAATATGTATCTACAAGGAAATATACGAATGTTGGGAAACGGATCATTTCTCCAACAAGTCACCGTGGATCAATTGATCGTCTCGGGGAACGCGGAGATTCCAGGCCTGTCGTTCGACTCGCTCACCGTATCAGGGAATGTGACGGCTGGGGGGTATTTTGTTGGAAATGGGTATTACCTTACGCTCAATGGACTCACGCTCATCCCACAGGGAAATGTAGCGAACATATCACAACGTCTTGAGCTAAACGTCCCCGCGGGAACTTTGGTCACTCAAGAGGATAACGGTCTTCAGTATTTACTAACTGCACTCCCTCCGGATAGCAACTCTAATTGGCTGCAGTTCACTGGAACAAACTTCCCAGTCCCCAGTGTATTCGGACGCACTGGGGCGATCACCGCAAGCATCAATGATTACACCGATTCTTTCATCCAATTATCTGCAAACATCGGAACCGCCACGACGAATGACCACGTGAGCGACGCATTGGCATATCTGAACACCAGCAAAGCCAACATTGCAAATGGTGCCGTGACTGCTGGACTTGTAGGCAACGTCATCGGTGCATATGCAAACGTGGTGAACATCATTGCCGTCCAAGGAAACGTCGGGAACACACAGTTCCTCGGGGGTAATGTCGCGGTGAGCGGGCAAGTGAACGTCCTCGGGAACGTGGTAGGGCAATACTTCGTGGGTAACGGCTCTCAGTTGACGGGATTGCTGTCAGGCCTTCCTGCGACCGCAAATATTGATATTAGGGGCAACGTGACGGCCCCTGGAAATGTTGTTGTTGCTGGCCAGGTGAATGTGACTGGGAACGTAGTAGGACAATACTTCGTCGGAAACGGTTCTCAACTGACGGGATTGCTGTCAGGCCTTCCTGCGACCGCAAACATTGACATCAGGGGAAATGTGACAGCCCCTGGAAATGTTACTGTCGCTGGTCAGGTGAATGTGACTGGGAACGTTGTAGGACAATACTTCATTGGGAACGGCGCGTTGCTGTCTAGTATAACACTCCCTGCGACTGCAAATATAGACATTAGAGGCAACGTAACCGCGGTAAATGTGACAACTGGAAATCTTACGGTAAATACAAACGCGGTTGTATCCGGGTTGTTGAGCGTAGCGGGGAATGTGACATCTGGGGGATACTTCGTTGGAAATGGGTATTACCTCACGCTCAACGGACTCACGCTCATCCCACAGGGAAATGTAGCAAACGTATCACAACGCCTTGCTCTCACAGTCCCTGCTGGAGCTTTGGTCACTCAAGAGGATAACAATCTCCAGTATTTACTCACTGCACTCCCTGCCAACAGTAATTCGAATTGGCTGCAGTTCACCGGGGCAAACTTCCCAGTCCCCAGTGTATTTGGGCGTACAGGAGCGGTCACCGCAAGCATCAACGATTATAATGATTCTTTCATCCAATTATCTGCAAACATCGGAACCGCCACGACGAATGACCACGTGAGCGATGCATTGGCATATCTGAACACCGGCAAAGCCAATATTGCGAACGGCACTGTGACTGCTGGACTTGTAGGCAATGTCATTGGGGCATATGCAAACGTGGCGAACATCAACGCCGTAGCTGGGAACGTAGGGAACACGCGGTTCCTGGGTGGCAACGTGGCAGTGAGTGGCCAGGTAAATGTGACTGGGAACGTGGTAGGGCAATACTTCGTGGGTAACGGTTCTCAGTTGACGGGATTGCTGTCAGGCCTTCCTGCGACCGCAAATATTGATATTAGGGGCAACGTGACGGCCCCTGGAAATGTTGTTGTTGCTGGCCAGGTGAATGTGACTGGGAACGTGGCAGCGTCATACTTCACGGGTAACGGGGCTTTGTTGACCGGTATCGTCGTAAATGGCACAATACCTGCTCGGTATCTGTCAGCAACACGTTCTAACAATCAAGCATGGACGGGTACTTGGGCCAATACTAATATAATCATGAATACTCTTCAAGAAAGCAGCGGCATCACGTATAACACAACCACAGGAATCTTCACGTTGGATGCCGGGGTAACATACCGTATTACGTCACAGTTAACATGGGATGCTGGTACTATTCCTTTCGTTGCAGGACACAGAGTAGTTAATAGCGCTAATGATGCTCAAATCGGGCAACAATCCTCTCGGATGTACTCGATGACTTTTGATACTGAAGACACCAGTAGTTCCGTCCTCGATTTTATAGTAACTCCTTCATCGACTACGAGCTATCGTCTTAAAACGACACCAAGTACAAACGCAGCTGCCGGTGAATCAATACGTGGTAACGCGTCATTTTTGACCGTCGTCGGATTAGGCAGCGGATTTATGTCAAACATGCTTCCGTCGACAGGTAACATTGATATCATCGGTAACGTGATAGGGTCTTACGCCAACGTGGCAAACATAATTGCCGTTCAAGGAAATGTGGGGAATACGAGGTTCCTTGGGGGAAACGTGGCAGTGAGTGGGCAAGTGAACGTCCTCGGTAACGTGGTAGGGCAATACTTCGTGGGTAACGGTTCTCAGTTGACGGGATTGCTGTCGGGCCTTCCCGCGACTGGAAATATTGATATTAGGGGCAACGTGACGGCCCCTGGAAATGTTGTTGTTGCTGGCCAGGTGAATGTGACTGGCAATGTGGCAGCGTCATACTTCACGGGTAACGGGGCTTTGTTGACCGGTATCGTCGTAAATGGCACAACACCTGCTCGGTATCTGTCAGCAGGACGCTCAACTGATCAAACTTCTGGCGGGGCGTGGGCCAACACTAACATCATCATGAATTCGGTCCGGGAAAGTAGTGGTATCACGTATAACTCGACCACTGGGGTCTTTACGCTGGAGGGTGGAGTCACATACCGCATTACTGCACAATTACAATGGTTAGCCGGCGCTTCATATTTCTTCGGGTTCAGATTGGTCAACAGCACTACGGGAGTTCAAATAGGGCCGCAAGCAGAATCAATATCTATGGCCAATTCAACTAATAACAGCTCCGGTCCAGTACTCGATCTTATAGTAACTCCTTCGGTGACTACGGACTATCGTCTCAGAATGGGATTAGCTACAGCTGCAAATAGCGGTGAAGTAATACGTGCCGATTCCGGTACATTTTTGACCATCGTCGGATTAGGTAGCGGTTTTACATCCGGCCTTCCGTCGACCGGGAACATTGACATCCTCGGTAACGTGATCGGGTCTTATGCCAACGTGGCAAATATCATCGCCGTAGCTGGTAACGTGGGGAACATCCGGATGTCGGGTGGTAACGTGGCGGTCAGTGGACAAGTGAACGTCCTCGGCAACGTAGTAGCACCTTTCTTCATCGGAAACGGCTCGCAACTCACGGGGTTGACGGCATCGACGTCGACGTCACTCGTAAACGGTAACAGCAACGTGATTGTTGTGAACAACGGTAACATATCAATGTCCGTCGCAGGAGTTTCCAACGTGTTCAGCTTGAACAACAACAGTCTCACGATCAACGGAAATATTTTTGATAGTATAGGACAGGTGTACGGCACACCCGCGAGCTACGCAAGATACGCCAGGACAGCGACACAAGCCGTGACGGCCGCATCAAACGTCATAGTATTTACCTCGACAGAGTCTTCGTTCGGCACGGACATCTCGTTAAACACGAGTACAGGGGTGATTACACTGGCGGCAGGTAAAACGTACAGACTCAGAGGATATGCTGGATATTTTACTCCCACGAGTGGTATTTACTTTGCATACAGATGGTATAACATAACAACGGGGGCGTATATAGGTTCGACGGCGCATATCACTTCTCCAACCAGTGGCAGTTCGGCTACTGGCGCTGCTGGAACTGCCGAGGCTATCATAACACCCGCCGTGACTACGACTGTTCGGCTAGATACGGAAACTGACGGTACTATAGGAGTAGTAGTGAGTGGTCTACAAGGGGCTCTATATCCTTGGGCGGACGTCCAGGTCATCGGGGGTCAGATACCGTTTACCAGCATAGGCAACCTCATCGCCACGCAAGGAAACGTCGGTAACACGCGGCTCGTCGGGGGTAACGTCGCTGTGAGCGGACAAGTGAACGTTCTTGGTAACGTTGTTGCATCGAACTTTATCGGTAATGTCATCGGGCTATCGGGAAACATTGGGAACACTCGCTTCCTCGGGGGCAATGTAGCTATCAGCGGTCAGGTGAACATTCTCGGTAATACGGTTTTAACTGGGCCCGTGACAATTGCCTCTCGCCAGATCATGCCAAGTTTTGTAGGCTGCAAGTATCTTGGTAATGGGTTTACCACAAGTACTCCGGGAACCTATGCAAATATACCATTTTCTGGAACTCAAGTTTTTGACCCTCTCAACTTATACAACGCAAATACCTCACTATTTACGTGTCCGTTTTCTGGATATTACACATACACATTCACCGTGTTTGCGTTAGCTAATACTACATATGGATTTACGAGAGTTTCACTCATTTCTTCTAATGTTTCTACAGTACAAAGTACGATATTAACTCCAGGAAATTTATCTGCCACATTGCTGCATACGGGAACTGCCTTGGCTTCTGCAGGTGATACGCTTTTGTTTCAATCTACAGGAAGTACTGCTAATATTCAAGCCACTGGTGCAAATTTTTTGAGCGTGTACATGCTTGCTGCCACTTCGTAAAATGATCTATATAATTGAAAATAATTGAGGAAAGTTCCAGAAACACCCTATATATGACTTTCCAATCGATGACGTGAGTATGTAAATATATCCCATCTATATTTACATAATCGTCTTATAATCGTCTTATAATCGTCTTATTTATACTCATTTCTTCAGTTGCCTTCCCAACTTTTTATAACCAAACGCCTTGATCAAATCATTTCTGATGTACGTGACGCTTGAACGTTCTACTGCATTGAATAGCAATTCCTTACCATTGGGCCTGCTCACCCGGTTGAAAGAACAAGCCTGCATATTGATTCTAAAAAACGCATCCTCGTCCCAACGTTGTTTACCAAGCGCACACGGCACCTCGCGGATCGCCGCACTTGACGATCCCTTCATGGCAGGGTCCGCACTTCTTGCTGTCCATCCGTTATAAACGTATTTGTCGCCATTGCATGTAACGCCAGCGATCGCGTGGGCAACACTGCACGATGGGTTCCTCAGTTCTGCACCAATGATACAAGAATCTAAGATGTAACTAGCTCCGTTATACTTTATAATTTTGGCGTGTTTTTTGGGATTATATCCTTGAATCGGTCCTAGGGCAGGCACCGGTGTAGCCCATTGCGTCTGTATGTAATCCTCACCAGAATCTTTGTGTATGATGATGACTTCAGGTCTTCTCGTATCGACAAACACTCCTTTCGACGACATTGTCTTCATGGCATTTGCCCACAACTTGGAGTCCAAAGGAAGGTCGACGTTAAAGCCGGAATACTTAAACCCCCCTTTCACAACTCCTATTGATAGATGGGGGACTTGCAAAAACGCCAACATTGCGTGCTGGTAAGGGGCGTAGTGGGCTTCGTCGGATCCGTCTTGCATGCTGCCGAAATAATCCGGCCGAGCTATGCGGAGATCGTGCAGGAATTGTCTGGGGCGCATGGACTCCAAGACTCGCGAAGAGACGCGGTCGCCATTATAACCACGCAAGATTTCGAGAATGGCTGATGCGATGTGCCGAGAACTCTGGTCGGACATCATTCTCGTCGCGTGATTACGTATTACCACCCTGGAATATTGACTGAAAAACAGAGATGTGAACAATGCGGCAAACCAACAAATGGCGCCTTCTTGTGGAAACGTAACAACCTCCGAGCACGACTTGGTACGCGTACTCCCCCCCTTTTTAACCCGGAATACTCGTCCGAGTTCATTGGTCATGGTTTCTCTTTTCTGTTTTTGAACTCCTCCAATTTTTCTCATCGGGGGAGACTTGGATCGGGGGCGCTGACCACGTTGTAGCATAGGAGCCCTTCGTACCGGAGAAGAAGACCTAACTGGGGGTGCAGGACTTCTCCTTACCGAAGATCCGGAAGAATTAATTTGCATTGGCATGGGCCGAGAATCGCGTTTCATACGGATCAGACGTTCTCTTTCTTGTTGTTGTCTTCTGGTCAGAGAAACATCCACACGGGGCTTCAGCTTTCTCCTCAGTTTCGTATCCATTATTATATATACATATTAATATTATTTGAGAATGTCGATACAAAATACGAGCTTTTGCGAATTAAGAGCTTCGTATCGACAAACCGATGTTTCATACATCCTTATACAATCACGTACGCAGGCTTGGTAACTGCATATTTTTTGGCCAGCTCGTTAATATCCCCCTTGAAATCTCCCTCAGCCCATTTCAAAAACGTTGTCATATACATACTCACGGCTTCATGCACGCCTTGGGCACTTAGCATCGCCTGAACAATTCCAGAGTTCCAGAATGGCAGTTGAGTTTCCGGAATCTTTACGTCATTTTTCAATGTGTTGTACCAAGTCTTGTTGTTTTTTATATCACCAGATACGAAACCGGATGCGTCTATGGCTTTCGATTTTCTAAGAGAATCCGCAATTTTTGCAGAGTTTGCAAATGAAATGGATGCCATCTGGTCGGCGAAGAACGTGGGAGTTATTTGTCTCCTCGGGGATACCAACACCGCGGCAGGTTTTCCCAACTTTTTAGTTGACGATGCCATCTGAACACCGGCCTCGCGTTCTTTATCAGTCGCGAGAACGATCCATAATGACGCGGGTGTTTTCGCAGATGGTTCAGACCTCGTAGCACTTTCGTTGAACATTCCGTCGCACTTTATCTTTCCGTCGGCGACCATACGCTGGATCATACCACCTCCCGCAGAACACCCTCCCAAGTACAGAGGTTTGTTGGTGGTTCCGGTAATTTTGCGAACCTGGTCTATCACTCTCGTGGTAGTATCTGGGTCTTTCCCTGCCTTTGCCGAGAAGCACCCCGTCTTAGAATCTGCAGGGGCAACATAGAGAATCGCATACCCGGCCCGCAGACACTGCTTTGTTCTTCCTACGTCTTCGGGCATTCCAAAGAATTTGGGATTCGCACTTGGCGGCCACCCTCCGTAAATACTCCTCGCACATCCGTGAAGAAATACGACAAGCCCCTTCGGATTCGAAGGAGATTGGTACGCATGCTGAACGCCACCGACATTTATCATGACCGGCTTCAACCCCTTGTCGGACCTGTCTGTTGATGGCGCAGGGGGTTGGGGTGCGGGAGGCTTAGGCGTAGGAGGTTGGGGTGTGGGGGGTTGGGGTTTGGGAGCAGGCTTCGGAGCAGGCTTGGGTGCAGGCTTAGGGGCGGGCTTAGGGGCGGGCTTAGGAGCAGGCTTAGGAGCAGGCTTAGGGGCGGGCTTGCCAGACGGAAATCCACATTCTTTTTTGGCAGAATTCCAAACTAAACCGGCAGGGCAGTTCATCTTTACGTTTCCGTTGTAAAAGAAAGAATCCCCATCCCTTCCCCACAGGTCGTTCGACGATGGGCGTATTGGTGCTATGTTATTATTGGGGAGGTCTGGGAATAATTTATGTTCGTCCACGATCGTTCTCTTTGGGAATGACATTATATCCTTACTGGACTTTTTTTTAACAAAAGTTTTCTTTAGAAAATCCAATTACCGCGCACGCTATTCTCTTTCCAGCATTACCGGTCTTGAGACTCTCCTCGTTTCCTCCTTCGCCACAGTCATCTTCGTCGGCATGTATTATGATACTACGGCCAATAATGCTATTTTTTCCACCGAGACGAATGACATCATCGTAAAAAATGTATTTCGCACTTCCATTCTTATCTGCTTGAATGTTTCCAAGATCGCCGACGTGTCGTTCTTTCTTCCCGGGGCATCCATGTTTTTTGTTCGTGGGGTTGAAGTGTGCACAAGCACTCATACATTTCTCGGAGAGATCTCCCGCTTGGTGAACGTGAAAACCATGCTTGTGTGTTGGGGTCAGCCCAGTTATGTTTAGAGTTATTTTTACACGTTTTAAACTCTCTTCGAAGCGCACAGTTCCTTTAACTTCGCTATTAAGAAAACATGCAATCGCGTATATCTTTTTTTCCACTGGAAGATTACTCGCTGAGAGATTCATTATATTACAACACATGTATTTTTATTTATTCTTTAACCCAATACCACGCAGCGGTTACTATTGTGTGAATAACAGAGCTACCGAAAGCAAGGGCCATGGAGATAGCCCACATATTTCCTGTGATTTTCTCTATCTTGAAGATGTTGTCGAGCAAAAACATGATGGTAACCTGCACCCCTGCCATGAGAACGACGCAGATGTCAATGATGCGGAGTCTACGCATTTGTAGAATTGGGAAAATACTGTCCTGTGAAGCAACATTGACCAGGTTGAAAATCTGCGTGAAAATGAAAATGTTGAACATGAACCCAGATAATTGTTTGTCTGTAATGTCTATCAATTGAGGGGTTGCGAAAAAGATAATGAGTTGGCATGCAATTTGATACAAACTCTGGGGGATGATAGAACGCAACATCTCAAACGTCACCGCAAATTGTTCGCGAGGTCCCGGAGGGGTCTTCATAAGATCATCGGTCTTGGGGATGGTTGCGATACCAATGGCAGCAAACGAGTCCATCACAAGGTTCACGTACACAAGTTGAATGACGTTCAGGGGGGTAGTTCCCGTTGAAAATGCTGCGATTGCTACAACAGTCAGTGCAACTATGTTGATTGGAAGTTGGAACGTGATGAATGCGCGAATGTTCTTCATGATAAGTCGCCCCCATCTCACACCGCTGACAATGGAGTCAAAGTCGTCGTTCAAAATAACGATGTCAGACGCCTCCTTGGCCAGGTCCGTCCCGCCCCCCATAGAGCACCCCACATCCGCCTCCTTGAGAGCGGGGGCGTCATTTGCTCCGTCTCCAGAGGATGCTACCACGTGACCAAGACTTTTCATCAACTTTACCAATTCATACTTATCCTCCGGCGAAGACCGTGCCATGACGCGAAGTTTAGGAGCGATGGCGATCTTCTCTTCCCTGGTCATTGCGCGAAACTCCTTTCCTTCGATGCAGACGTCGTCATACTTGAGCATCCCGATGTCTCGAGCAATATGTTTCGCAGTCTTTATGTTGTCGCCGGTGACCATCACGACGCCGATGCCCGCAGATTCGCAGATCTTCACCGCGGTTGGGACGCTCATTCTCACTGGGTCTTTGATACCCAGGATACACAGAAGCATGTCATCCACGGCAAGTGCAATTGTCCGCAGCCCATTGGACGCCATTGCATCCACATACCCGCCGAGGAGCTCGCGATCGTCGAGTGTGCATGCATCCATGATGATTTCCGGAGCCCCCTTGGAATATTTCTTACCGTTGATGACCACGGACGATGTTTTGGTCACCGATGAGAAGGGGACTACATCAATGGCTTCATTATTCCCGCGGATCTCCTCGTACGAAGAGTAAGTATTCACGAAACGAAGCATCGCCACTTCCGTTTGGCTACCAATACCCACCCCATCGGAGATGAACGCCGTAGAATTCACCGCGCAATTTAGAAGAATGTCGTCGGACACGCTCGGGGGGACGTGGTCGTACATCGTAGTCCCGAAGACGCCCTTCATAACGGTCATTTTGTTTTCGGTAAGAGTACCGGTCTTGTCGCTCAGTAGAATAGTGGTGCTACCGAGGGTCTCGCACGCGGCCAGATGGCGGACAAAAAGATTATCCTTCATCATCTTCTTGATAGAGTACGTCAGGACGATCATCACGGCAGCGGGAAGACCCTCCGGCATTCCGATCACCAGGATCGTGATAGAGAACACGATGAACCGGAGGGGGCCTTCGGAAAATGAAGGGCGAGGAGATTCCGTGCCCCACCGGACCATCTGAGCGATGAATACAGCCATGCTGATAGCAATAGCAGTGAGCGCACAGTATTTGACAAATCGCATCAGCTTCCTCTGGAGGGGGGTTTTCTCGATTTCCGTCTGGATGAGCGCGATCGTGCGGCCAAACTCAGAATCTTCACCCACAGCCACCGCGAACATCTTGGCATTTCCATCGGTGACGACCGAACCGGAGCGAAACCATGGGTCTACTTCATTTTTGCGGACAACGATGCTCTCCCCGGTGAGTGCCGATTCGTCGATACCAAGTCCGTTGGCGGACACGAAGTATCCATCCACAGGGACCTTATCCCCAGACTCGAGCACGACAAGATCGCCAACCACAATTTCCTTGTTCGTGATCTGTTGCTCTTCGCCGTCGCGGATCACCTTGACCAAGTATTCGTCGTTTTTAGAGTTCAGTTTGTGGAACGCGATTTCTTGTTTATAATCATTATACGTCCCAATACCCACTATCACCAGGACCGTGAACCAAATGGCCACTCCTTCGATCCACTCATTATTATCACGCTGTTCTTCAAACACGAGCCCGAATGTCGTGGCGATGGTCGCGGAGAAACACAGGATCCATAGGAGAGGGTCGTTCACGGTATCCCAAAGAATACGCCAAACCGTTTTCGGGGGTATTTTCTTAACGACGTTTGCACCATACGTTTCTACGCGTCCTGCGATAGAGTCCGCCTTGATGCCATCCGGTCCAGTAGATAGATACGCTTCCACATTAATATCCTTCAGGGCTGAAGTGTCCTTGTTGGACACGATAGTCTTAAACATTTCAATCCCAAGGGGGTAGTAATCATTCAACACAGTGCTGTGTTTATATAACCAAGATTGTCAATATGCTACCGGGTCAAATGACAATATAGTGTTAAACAATTTAACAATCAGTGATATACACATCACAATCACTATGCGCGCTGCTCACATGAGAATGGCCAAGGAAACTACTGCAGAACAAAGCACCAACGCGGCAAATTTGTCCGCACTCAAAAACTTTTTCAAAGACCTGTTCGGACATTGCTCCTTCTCGCTAAGTCGTAACCACCCGGTCGTAGCATAATTAATCTGTAATTATACTATATACATACACATTTGACACGTCACGAGTTGTCAATATGTATCGTCATATTGACAAACATAAGCATAAAATATGGAAAATATAGTTTACCATAACACATAAATACAATGATTACAATTATGACCGCCGACGGAAAGATGTTCGAAATCTCCGACGCAATTTCCGGTCAAATTAGGATGATCAAGAATGCGGCCGAGGAATTTTGCGACGAAATTATCCCAGTTCCGACCGTAAATTCTAACATCTTCGAAAAGATTGTAGAGTTCTGTACTTTTAAGTCAGAGGAACATGATTTCGAGGTTACAGAAAACTTCAACACGACCTTCTTCGACGTGCCAACTGACATTCTGTTCGACATCATTTCCGCTTCTAACTTTCTCGACGCCCCAGACGTATTGGATGCCTCGTGTAGCGCAGCGGCTAATCTCCTCCGGGACAAAACGCCAGAGGAAATCAGGACTATTCTGAATATCGAAAACAAGTTCACCCCAGAGGAAGAGGAAGAAATCATCAAGGAAAACAGCTGGGCTTTCCAGCCAAAAACGACTTTCCAAAACAACCAGCAAAACGACAACAACATCTAATGCACATATCGACACATCGCCATACAAATGAAACTAAAAATATGTAATACACTCAAATAACAATGACTCCCACAATCACCGCTCCCCAGGCTCGCGCGTTCACCTACACTGTTCGTCCATTCACCAGACCATCTCGTCCTATTTCCAGGAATGTCCGCACTCGGGTTTCCCCCATCAGTATCGACATCATGCATCATTTTGACATGTACAGTACGAAAATATCTATACTTCTTTCGTTTTTCACTATTTCAAAGTTGATTATGCGAGCCGCAGAAGACTCCACGAATAGTTACGATTCCGGGGATTCTTATGATGATGATGATGACGATTATGATGGAGAACTGATTCCAATTCCGGTCAAGGAAGACCGCGGAAAGAGTCAGTGAGCCTGAGGTTTACATCATCGTGCACGAGACCTTCAATCCACTCAAATTCATTCATATTTCCGGTGATGATTTCCAGGTTCAGGAACAGAGCAAACACGCGCTCGAGGGTTCCTGCCATGTGACGGGTGTCGTTTCCAAGGAATGTAGTTACGTTCTTTAGAATGTCCTTTGTAAAGCACATCATACGCTTATAATTGTGAACGGGGATCACGAAAGTGTGAAAGAGAGCGAGTTTCATGGTATCCAGCTTATCAACATCCTCCACGGCAATGTCAAAGAAGTTGGAGTACTTCTGGATGATGAATTGCCACACGCCAGGTTTGAGGATCTCGAACAGAGGCTCGATAGGGTAGGGGTAGAACCCGACTACAGCCTTGGGGTCTTTGCATTTCTCTTTGATCTGGTCGAAAATCTCGGGTGTAAACACCATATCATACTGGGCAAAACCGATGTGGTCAAGGTTCAGAGTGTCAATAACGTTCATGAGGTTGAAAAACACAGAGTTCTGGTAGAAGTTATTCTTCTGGTAGAATGACTCGTATTCGGGGATGTCCCATTCGTTGATAACGCACTCTTTGGGGTATTCGGCGGGGATGTCTTTAGGCAGGTCCTCGTTTACGCACACGAATTTGACATGTTTCTTCAGGTCATCCTCGGAAATACCCTCGACGGTCTTGGCGTAAAACTTCTTGTGACCGACAATCGCGAGCTGGAAAGACATTGTTAGTTATCATATTCTTTTATTATTAAGTTATTACCGAGCGAAAATAACTTAATAAAAAAAACTTCGTAGAATACACATACAGCTGCATCATGGATGAACTCTTTCGCTATCCCGTACGTAACATGATTGGCCAACTGCACCCTAATACCCCCGTGGGAAATTTCCTAAATCACACTGCAAAGAACCCCGAGTACAAAACCTTCATGGAATTCGGCACCTGGAACGGCCAAGGCAGCACACTGTGCATCGGCAGTGCTCTGGCTGCCCGCGAAGACAAAACAACCTTTGTGTCTCTGGAGGCGGACAAGGGTCGTCGGGACGCAGCAGCTGATTTCTGGACCACCCAGAACCACGGAAACATGAAACTGGACCTGATGTGGGGAAAGGTTTCAAACGAAATGCTCACACACGATTATGTCGCCAATCACCCCAAGTTTTCCGAACAACTCCAGTACTATGACATCGAAATTTCACAAACGTCAGAATGCCCCCTTCTGGATTCTGAACTCCCCGAAACTGTGGATGTTGTGCTGTTCGACGGCGGGGAATTTTGCGGAATTGGAGATTACAAATTCTTCTCCAAGAAATACCCAGGCGTAAAGATGATTGTGTGTGATGATATCGATACTATTAAAAACGAGCTCATTTACAACCACCTAACTCAGGAAGGCAGTCCGTGGCAAATTATTGCCAGTGGTCCTCACCCCGGAAGACCCGGAAGACCTGATGGACCTCAGAAAGGTCATACTTGGGCAGCATTCGTTCGCGAGTAAGCTGTGATTTAATTTTTACATGTGATTTTGACAATTGTTCATTTCAGTTTGTCAATATTTTGTATGCGACCATTTGAAACCATGCGCGGTTTCTTGATCTCCGCGGGCACATCTTCTTATAGTTGAACTAGATTTCTTGTCAAGGTATCGTGTTGCTTCTCCACTTGAAGCAAACGAACGGATAAATGTACCATCTAGTTCGTACTGATATACTTTCCTAGAACTGTGATGTTTCTCACCAAGTTGGGCTTCCTTCATTTTTTGTTTTGTTTCTTCGCTATGAAATTTCCCATACCAATGATTTTTATCACCCATACGAGCTTCACTTATTTTTTGTTTTGATTCCTCGGTATGCGTCATCCCAATATGTGATTCGCGTATCTTTTGTTTCGTTTCGTCTGAACGTATTGTACCAAATCTCGATTCACTCATCCGTTGTTTTGTTTCCTCGGAATGCGTTTTACCCTTATTTGCTTCACTTATTTTTTGTTTTGTTTTGTCAGTGTGAGATTTTCCATAAAAGTAGTTTTTATCACCTAAATGCGCTTCTCTCATTTTTTCTTTAGTTTCTTCGGTGTGTTTCTTCCCAAACATTGGATGTTTTTCACCAGTCATCCCATACAACGGGTGATTTTCTCCTCGTTGCGCTTCGCTCATTTTTAGTTTTGATTCACTTGTACGAATTTTACCAGTATTTGACACACTAATTTTTTGTTTCGTTTCTTCGCTCAGTTTTCCGTTAGCCCCGCCTTCTTTTAGATTGTATCCACCGGGTGACAGCGTTCCGAGAACTTCTATCATGAGCTCCTCGTGTTTATTTAAATCTTCATCAGGACATTCGTACCAGTCTTTTTCAAAAGACTCCCAACCGTATTTTTGCATAGCTCTATACATTAGAACACACTTACTGCTTCTTCCTGTCCGATGTTCTCCAAAACGTTCTTCTATGGTGCGAATCGTTTGTCCAATATACGATTTCCCTGATGGTGATGTGAACATATAAATATATCCCATTTTCTGTGATTTTTTACACAATGTCTTTATTTATATTCAAGTGTGTCAATATGTATTACACACAAAGAGAGGTGTACGACGAAGGCCTCCTATCACGCAGAACGCCCCAGAAACCTCTGAAGATGGCATACTCCACGCGGTCAAACTCGAATGTTGCATGCCCTTTAATTGCGACCGGAGAAGGGTCTGCGTTGCCGTTTACAGGCACTCCGCCGACTTGTGCCACGATAGCCCCTTTGTTATCGGTCACGAACGAGCCTCCAAAAAAATCAATCTTCTTCTCCTTACCAATCCTGTTTGAAACACACACTGGAATCCCGTTGGCCGCGGAATGCCCCTGAATGGCCCTCACCCAGTGGAAGTATGATTCACCATCGGGAAACTCGGGCTCTGATCCAATAGCTGTGGGGTAAATTATCAGCTCAGCGCCCGCCAAAGCAAGACAACGGGCGACTTCTGGAAACCATTGGTCCCAGCAGATAGCCACGCCTAGTTTCCCGGCTAGAGTGTTAAAAACCTTGTAGCTGTCCCGGCTCGGGGAAAAATAAAATTTCTCCTCATAACATTTGCTCATTGGGATATGATGTTTGCGGTACACGCCGAGGATTTCACCATCCGCATCTGCCACGGCGCAGGAGTTGTAATACTCGTTATCCTTCTTCTCGAAAAAGGGAATCGGAATAACGACCCCAAGCTCGCCGGCGAGTGCAGAAAACCTTGATACGACGCGGCTATCTTCGAAGGTTTCTGCCCACGCGAAGAATTTGGGATCCATCGTCTGACAGAAATAACGAGACTCGAAAAGTTCCGGGAGAACTATGACATTTGCGCCCGTAGCCGCAGCATTCCGAACCATCCGCTCTGCACGGTCAGTGTTCTTGTCAAAATCCTTGTTCATGGAGAACTGGAGGGTTGCGACCTTCATAAACATTTTGAGAAGTAAGTAAATTACAGTCCCGCGAATGAGTTAAATA